GCGTGGGTAATGGCACATCCCCCGCAAAAAACATCATACAGGACAGGGGCGGCCGGCAGAACATCAAGAATCTTTTTTGCTATCCTGTTTTTTGAGCCTTTGTACGGCAGGCCGTAATTCATAATCAACCCCTTTTTACTGATAATGTTCCGTTTTTTCTTTCTACAGTCAGATAATAGCCCGGGCGGTTCATAGCAGATTCAAGATCATACGGCGTCAAAGATTCCCCGGGCTGTAAAAATCCCCTTTCCTGCAGGGCGGCGGTTAAAATATCCGCTATATCGAAAATATCAAGTGTGATTTTTGATGTTATAAACTCTTCACGTGTCATATTTACATCATAAAAAGCATAGCAACAAGCACCGCGGCGCCTGCCATCATCGCGCCCAGGAGCAGTGCCGCGATATCAGCCTGCCCGCTCTGCAGGAAAAGCCGTACTTCATCGGCACGCCGGTTTGCAAGCCCCTGGATAAACTTATGATTTGAATATACCCACATCTTAAAAGCACGCGCCGCCGCCATCTTGTCTCCCTGCTTAATCTTCCTGCGTACAGTGCTTTCGAGATAGGCATCGGAGCCGATGTTGAAGACAAGCGAGCAGAGCGCGTCAAACTCGTTCTGCGTTACCAGTGGCTTATCACGGCCTGCAACCAAATCAGCATTTAATGTGCGTTCAACCCATGCGAAGTCATCGCGGATAAACTGCTCGGCCTGCTCGCGTGTAATCACGTCTCCGGGCTTTACGCCTTTCGTATGACCCCAGCCGATAGTCCACACACCCTTGCTGTCCTGGTAGGCCTTAAGGCGCAAAGCCTCATGAGACTTGATAAAATCGACACCTTTCTGACTCAGCTTCATGCTGTACCTCCTCACCTGAATAACGGGCAGTTGTTATCCTTCAGCTCTTCGATTTTAGCACGAAGCACATGCTCCCCGGTGCCGAAGAACTCCGCAAGATGCCTGACACACATAAATTTAACCGTATGCGCGCCCAGCAGTTTGCGGTTAATGCCGATTGTGTCCTTGTCAGTGATATCACATCCGCATTTGCAGCACTTACGCGTCTTTGCCTGCATCTTTCCTCCCATGCCTCATAAAATACATACGCCCCCCCTGCGTTTCTGCAGGCTATGATAGACATGGCAGCCCATCAGAGGCTTATGGCAGCCGGAGCAGTGATGACACTTGTCGCTGATATGTACTCTGCCGTCTTTCATGCTCAGGCACCCGTAAGGGCAGTCGGCCTCACAGACGCGGCACATCACACAACAGGCCGCCTTCCTGAAAACCTGCTTAAGCATCTTTATAAAACTTTTGCATTCTTTTGTGTGCAAATCCGCGGTGCGCACCTCGAGGCCGGCGGCGGGCGTTTCAGAGACTGAAAACGTGTAAATGCCCGATTTATACTTAATGCTGTACGGACTTTTATCATTCTGCAACACACCGATGGTCTTAATCCACTCGCGCCAGTCTGTCCTCTGCTCCCTGCAGGTTAAAACCCATGTATCATCATCCCGCTTGATATCCTCATAAGTGCAGGGTATCAGCAGGCCGTTCCCGTTCTTTCGCGCTACCCAGATATTCCCCAGCGACGGATCGTCTATCTTTCCTGACGTCGTAACAATCGGATCATAGGCGTCTTTGATGTACTGATAAAAGCGGTGATAGGCGGCAGGATAGCACTGCTCGGTGATGTACTCAGCGCGTTTTGTCGCTCCGGGGCACAGCAAGCAGCCGACGCGTTTGTTCCCCCTTTGCATATGCGGGATTTATCGGCAGATTGTGCATGTAGAGATACAGCCACACCTCGGCAGAATTCCACTCCAGTATCGCGTTAAGCGTGTCCTCGCCGTTGTGTTTTTTTTGGACTTGCAAAGGAAGTCATACGCGGAGCGCGTCAGGCTCTCTGACGCGCGCACGCCGACAAAGGAAAACGTGCGTATATCAGGTTTCCCGGCAATCTCGCGCGCCTTGAGCATCTGCGGCGCAGTCTTATGCACCGAGCAGCACCAGCGAATCCTGGTAGCGGGAGGCCCGAACTCGCGCCATGTCTCCTCAGGCACTTTATCAGACTCGCAGACTATAAAGTCAATCTGCCTTTCGGCGCACCATTTGCGTATAGTGTCGATATACTGATAGGTGTCAGGGTATTCCATATGCGTGTTAGTAAAAAATACCTTAAACGCGTCATGCGGCAGGGCACGCTGCACGATATCAAGGAGCACCATACTGTCCTTTCCGCCGCTAAAAGCGCACCAGACTATATCAGCCTTGTCTTTGTATTCCTCATAATAGTGCCTGACGCGCTCAATAGCGGTATCTGCGAGTGCCTCAATATAGCTCCTGTTGCTCTCCGTCATGGCGGCTATGTTGCAGGGCATGAGTCTCTCAGTGCTGAAGAGGTTATCAAGCCTTACAACCTCCGGCATCTCTACAAACTCACTGCTTTTCAGCTTTGCTATCTTTACGCCCTTGTAAAAATAGCCGGTCTGCTCGCTCCACATCAGCGGCAGGCCGGTGTCGCGCGGATAGTCAAAGACACGTCCGAAGCCGAGCAGATCCATCTCTTCGGCGTATACCGGGCGCGGCTCCTTGCATGCAACTGGATTTATCTCCTCAGCCTGCAGGAGCAGGCCGTTCGTCGCGGCGTCAAAAATGTAATTGTGCATAGCACCTCACTCAAACAGCGGACACCCGTCGTCACGGAACGCATCGATTTTAGCCTGCAAATCATCAGGCGTTGTACGGAAAAACGCCGCGAGGCAGTCAAGGCACATGAAGCGACTGATATGGCGTCCCAGGAGGCGCTTATTAAGCCCTATAACGTTGACGCTTACGGGCTTATCGCATCTACAGCACTTTGTCTCCCTGACGCGTCCGGCGGCTATCGAGTGATAGCGCAGGCACCCGTCAAGGCTCTTATGGCACTCGGCGCAATGGCGGCATTTATCGCTGATGTGCACCGCCCTGCCGGTGAAGGTGATACAGCCGTAAGAGCAGTCGGCGGCGCACTCCTGGCATGCGATACAGCAGGCCGAGCGGCGGAAACACTCTTTAAGCAGCTTTATAAACTTCCTGTCTGTCTCAGCTGTCGACGCCTTAAATCCCTGTTTTGTCTCCTCAAGAGTAAATACGCGCTCTTTGCCCCGAAAAAGGAGCGTATAGGGGCTTGACGCAGTCTGCAAAACACCGATAGTCTTAATCCACTCGCGCCAGTCGGTATGCGGATTGCTTACGGTGATATGCCATTCGGCGCCCTGCTTATAGTCATGGTAGCCCGTCTCTATCGTCAGGTCGGCGCCGTTTCTCCTGGCTGTCCAATTGCCCTCGAGATAGGCTCCGAGGTCGCGCGGCTCAGTATGCTTAGGCTCGTACGCCTCGCGGATCATCTGGTAATATTCGCCGGTCTCTTCGGGATATGACGCAACGCGGAACCACTCGTTTATCCCGCCGGCCTTCGGGCAGACAAGGCACCCGGCGCGCCTGTTTCCCTTCTTGTAGCCCGCGTTGACGGGCAGGCTATGCGTATAGATATACAGCCATACCTCGGCGCTGCTCCAGTCGATGATAGGATAGGCGTTATACTGCCCTTTGTGCTTCATGCCCTTCGAGACAGGCTCATAATGGCTCCTGCGGGCGCTCTCGGCGTGCCTGACTCCGGTAAATGCCAAATCCGTAAATTCTGCCTTGCCCGCGACATCACGAAGAAGCTGGATCTGCGGCGCCGTCTTATGCACCGAGCAGCACCATCTCAGTACATCAGCAGGAGGCCCGAACTCGCGCCATGAGTCGGAAGGATCAAAAGGTGCCTTCGAGGTCAGGAACTCAATCCCCGCGGCGGCGCACCGCTCTTTAGTCTCCTTCACGCACTGGTAGGTGTCAGGGAACTCCATGCCGGTATCCCCGAAAACTACTCTGAAATCATTATGCGGCAGTGCCCGTGAGACGAGATCAAGCATGACTATGCTGTCCTTACCGCCACTGAAACTTACATAGAACAAATCACACTTATCGGCGTACTCAATCCGCACGGCCTGGATAAACTTTACGCTCTGCGCTGTCAGACGGTCTAGCAGCTCCCGGTTCTTGTCGCACATCAGAGGGATATCGCAGGGCATGAGCGG